GGTCTGGAATTTTGGGGAAAGGCACGGTGGGCGGCTTGCAGCAGGCTCTCACCCCTTATTGACGATCCATTCAATAACGCCATCGCTGGCAATGGACGATATCAACAATTCCGTCCATCAATCACGCCATCCCCATAAACCGCGAGAGTGACGCCACAGAGCAATCCAGAGCGTATGGGCGGATATCTAAAGGCAAGCCATCCAGAGCCGCACACGCCATCCCTAGCGCCATCACGCAACCATCCAGACGCCATCCAAGCCCCAAGGCTCTACAGACTGGATCAAGGCGCAAAAGATATGGCTTTCGTGTCGGTACCCTCGTGGACAGGACATATAGCTACGCTATATATGTCCACTTCCGGTAATGGGGGCAGATGTCCAGACACGTTTTCCAACAACGACCAACAACGACCAACAGCGACCACAATGACTTATCTATGGTTAAGCGGTATCAAAAAATATCTACTTAAAAGAGAGATACATAAGAACCCTTGATTGAAGCCATCAGGAAACATATATGGACACTGTGGAAACCCACTAAGGAGACAGATATGTTTAAGATTGAGAAAAATGTTGCCGGCCCCTCTTTAACGGATAGCCAGCGGGTTAGCAGGCATTCAACTATGAACGCCACAGCGCAAAGGCTAAAGCCTCATGAATCGTTCGAAGTGGTATGCGCCGACGAAAAAGACAGGATTGCCACGCATAAAGCGCTTCACCGGTTCAAAACCAGAAACAATCTTCGAAACCTACTGACAATGAAAACGGGAGAAAAGACCTTCAGGGTATATGCGCTATAAATGACATTAAGGGACATTTGGGGATTGACACTCTCAAATGTCCCCCATAATGATAGCTACACAAACGCAAACAAACACGGGAATCCAAGCCATGTTCAAGGTCATCCAAATCTCTAAGAAAACCGGAACCCAAGCTGACGTTATGGCCTATCACTCTTTCGCCAAGGCAATGGCTCACTTGGAATATATCCAAGCCAAACCCTTTCTCACCAAATATACCGACTATGCAATCGTCCTAGCCTAGCGTCCATCTATACCCTAGGGCTTATGTCCCTAGGGTATCATTAGACCCTAGCAACCACGCAAACCACGCAAACGAAAGAAACCAAATCATGGCCATTACAGCAACCATCACCGCCGACCTATACGCTCGCGCCATCACGTGCGCTTCTACAGACGCGCACCGCCCATATATCGCTGGCGTTCGCGTAGAGCCGCATAAGGACGGCGGAACCATCCTAATCGCCACCGATGGCCATTGCGCCGTTGTCATTCGCGACGTCAAAGGTTTCGCCAGCGAAGCGTTCACGCTAGCCTTGCCCAAATCATTCCTAAAAGAATGCAAGCCGTCACGCCAACACCAGGACCCCGTAATCTGGATCGAAAACGGTATGGCAAAGCTAAATGGCATTCAGACAAGCGATTGGCTCATAGATATGGCGTTCCCTGATTGGCGCGCAATTGTTCCGCAAACGACACCTGATATGGGCTGCATGGCTAGCTTTGATAATCGCGTATTGTCGCGCCTAGCTGATGCACTCACCGCCGATAAGGTTCAGACGCTAGTACTTAAGGGTACGGGCGACACAGACCCACATATTGTGTTCGGAACGCTTGCCGATGCTTTTGGCGTTGCCATGCCCATGCGCGTTGCCAATAGCATCTACGACAATGACTTTTCCGTTCCCTCTTGGCTCTAGGTTCTACAGGACGCTAGGGCTTGCCCCTAGCTTCCCATTAGACCCTAGCAATTACAATCAAGGATCAACTCAAATGAACACGCACCAATCCATCGAAACACGCTATTTCGCCCCAACCAACCATCGCGGTTCGCGTATCGTCGCGACTAGCGCCAGCGGCCACCGTCTTATTCACGACTGGGATTACAGCCTAGGCATTGAAGACAACCACTATGCCGCCGCCAAGGCGCTACAAGCCAAGCTGGAATGGGAACCGATCAAGGCCGGTGGATCGACTAAGGCCGGGTTTGTTTGGCTTGTATCGACGCTGGAGGGCTGAGACCATGACCATAACAGCCCTATACGCTTGGCCTGACTATGACGAAAACGACAAATGGAATGGCGCGTCTATGCTAGGCACCTATCAAGGTGAAGCAATGGCGGTGGTACTTAAGAGCCGCCACCATGACGCATTCCTGCGCCTAGCCCTAGCGGCGCCTGAGTTGCTTCACGCGCTTGAAATCGCACGGGATCACTTGGAAGTCTCAAACCATGAGGGAGAGGAAGATGAAACCCTAGCCCTTATCAATTCCGCAATCGCCAAAGCTAAAGGAGAATAAGCCATGACCTACACGCCACTCCCACCTAAGACCCCTTGGCTTGCCCTCGCGGCCTTTGGTTTAGTCGCAACGGGATTCTTTATGGGCATATGGGCCGCGCTAGCTTGGGCCTTTATCCTCTGATCACGAAACCGTGATTAACCCTCTTGCAACTTTTTAGTTATAAAGCCAAACCACGCAAACAGGAGCAAACTATGACTCACGCAACCATCACAACCGAACTTGATTTTGAAGGCTTCTCCATCGAGGTCGATGGCGAATATTGGCGCTATGAGGACGAGCAGGTCACTGACCTGACCTTGGTCTGCCTGTGGATGCACTCCGTAGATGACCAAGGCATCTATGCGACCTATGACCTGCTGCGGAATTTGGACAAGGACGCCCGATTGCAAGTCGAGCGCAACCTGTTTGCTGTGCCGGGCGTCGTTGATCGCTTGGCGGCAGACATCGTCGCGCAGGGCGAAGACCTCCACATTGAACCCGACTATGACCCCCATGAGGAGGGCTGAGCCATGATCAACAAGTTAGACCAAGACCAGATTGCCCGCGCAATCGCGGCATATGAGGAGGCCCGCATGGGACACCGCCCTAAGCCTAAGTTCGAACTGCACCTGATTGACCACGATCACTTCTATGCCAAGCGGCGCTTGCCCGCAGGGCTGGTCGATCTGATTGCAGTAATTGCTGGCGGTTCACTCTGGTTCATTGCCTTGTTCGGCCTGTGGCTGGTGTTCGGATGAGCGACCATCTAGTGATCCTCAAGCGGTCGGCCCAGTGCCGCTGTTCGGCATGGCTTCCTGCCGGATCGACCGCCCGCCTGTCCCCATTTTCCAAAACGCCATACGACTGTGTGGCCTGTAGACCGAGACCCAAAGCATGACCGAGTGCCCCCAATGCTACGCATATCACCACGAGATCGTACGCCTACAGGCCCAACTACGGAGGCTCAAGGCCGACGCTATACCCAAGACGCCCATTACCCCGCTAACAACGTCCTTAGGCCTCACAGGCCAGCAGGAGCAGATTCTAGCGGCCTTGTGGGCAGCCAAGGGCGATGCCGTGCTGCCTAGGGCCATAACCCTCGCGCTAGGCCCGCGCACAAGCAAAGAGTCCATGCGCGTTCAGATGACCCGCATTCGCGACAAGCTAGGTGCCGACTGCATCGCGAATAAGTACGGGGCCGGGTACTACCTAACAGCTAAAGGCATGGAAAAACTCAACATCCTTATGGGAGCAACGAAATGACGAACGAAGAACTAGACCGCGCACGATCTGATGAGGCTTATCGAATTTGGTTGGAGACAAAAGGACGCGAAGTGGTTGGCGTTATCTCCGCCCGCCTAGCCCGCGAGGGCTGGACGCCGTTTAAGCCTGTTGATCCTGATTTGGCAGAGGCTGAACATCTGACGGTGGATTATCGCAATTCAAAATTTCACCCCATTACTAGTGAGTGGTTTTTAAAAGCCATCAAGCGAGGCCGCGAACTGGAGCGAGCAGAGGCCAAGTCGGGGCTGAATTGGGTGAAGCGTGGTCAGCAGGATGTAAACCCGTTTGACAAAAGCACGCTGCTTTTAGTGATATTTATCAGCGGCCAAATTGATCTTCGGTATTCAGACGTTACAGCGCTGTGGTCCAATATAACCCACTACGCCGTAATCACCCCGCCGGAGGACGTGGCATGACCCGAATGATCCGCATAGAAACTTGTGAAAATTGCCACTTTAAAAAGCGTATTGGCGGCTTTGACCGCCAGTCGGCGTATCAACCCCGTTGTGAAAACCCGTCAGCGGTGGGTCTTGATGGGCGATTTCGAAAACTTGGCTTTACGGTCAGGTCACTCCTTAACGGGTCCCCCTACCCAGAATATGACGGCATCATCCCTGATTGGTGCCCTCTAGAAAAGATCACCCTGCCGGAGGACGTGGCATGACCTTCCAGACCGTCGAACAGCTTCAGGCCCAGATCGCCAGCCTGACCGCTGAGAATGAGCGGCTGCGAAGGCACCTTGACGGAATGCTCAACATCATCTGCGAAAATTACCACGGAAAAATTCGTGATGATGATCGGGCGAATATCGACGCGGCCCGCGCCGCCCTACAGCCCAAGGAGGAATGATGACACGTTATCGAATCGATTGGGAAAACCTTCCCCCAATCCCACGCAAAACTCCAGATGGAGCAACCCGTGAGGATCTAGCGGCGCGTAAATTTAGCATGACTAAGGCCAAGCATAAGGGCCGGTGCCATCTATCAAACCAAAAGCGTCGCCAGATCAAACTGCAAAACGCACAAAACGGCTGGCAAAAGCACCAAAAAATGAACAAGGAATTTTTAGCATTCAAGGCACGAGTGCGCGCCTATTGGCTTGGTCAAACGGAGGAACACCCATGACTGATGAAACTATTACGCACTTGCATTCGGTTGATATCCGGCCTGCCGAGTATCGAGACCCAGTGTATTTTTTGCAAAACCTTGCGGACGAAATTGAAAAAGGCCAGCACGGGGATGTGAGCACTTTAGCCATAGCCTTATTGACAGAGGGCGCCGAAGACGGGTCGCCGTTTGCCACGTTTGGCGGGGGTCGCAACAGCGATATTTGTCGGGTGGCTGCCGTTTTTGGCGCCGCTCAATTGAGGTTGTTAAATCTTATTCGCGAGGGAACGGGATGATGAAGGTCAACAATAAGATCGCTGCTAATTGGATCAAAATTTCTAGTGATCTGCAATCTCAACTGATTGCGTCCGAAGAGGACAAAATAAAATTGTCAACCGAGAACGAGCGGCTGCAAAAGATAATCAGCAACAGCAATCAAACGATTGGCCATCTTGCTACCGGGGTTGATTTGCAACGTGATCAGATCGCCAGTTTAACCGCTAAAAACGACTTGATGCGCGAGGCGTTTTCAGGTCCCGAAGCATGGTTAGATCGATGGGCGCAGCACGTCGGGAATTGTGGGGGAGACTACGCCTGCACCTGCGGTCTTAGCCTTGCCCGCGCAGAAGCCCGCGCCGCCCTACAGCCTAAGGAGGCCCCATGAACCCATGCAGTGATTGCGGAACCACTATTGGGACAATGAAATTTCTTGATACGTGGCTTTGCAAGCCTTGCGCTTGGCTGGGCTTGCATGACGAACCCGAACCACCGCCCGTCGAATCGCCCGACTATCCCAAATGGGCAATGGCAGAGGCCAAGCGCCGGGGCGATTCGGAGTATTACAGAAACCTCAATAAATCCAGAAAAAGCCACAAGGGTTGGCCCAAAGGCAAATTAAGGAAACCAAGAAATGAAACCGCCTAATTTTGAATGGACACAGGACGCCATCGACAAGATTTTGCAAATGTACAAGCACGGCGACAGCGCCAGCCAGATCGCCAAGGCCTTAGGCAATGGCCTGACCCGCAACGCTGTCATTGGCAAGTTGAACCGTCTTAGGGACAAGGGTCTAAGGCCTGAGTTGAGCCTGAGCGTCATTTCGTTTAAGAAGGCGCAGGGCCAGCAATTTAGCCGCACCGCCGCGTCAAAGATGATGGCAACTTACCGGCCCCAGCCCAAACCGGCAAAGGTCATCCTGTTTAAGGCTGCGCCCATGCCCAAGCCCACACCCGCCCCAGAACCGCCCAAACCGGTTGCTACCGAGCCGACAGGCGAACATGCCGCCATCCTTGCAAACCTTCGCCCACGGGGCTGCAAATGGATTGTGGAGGACTTCCTGCACGGCCAAGGCGATGAGGCTCTTATGTGCGGCGAACTACGATCTGGCGAATCGCCTTATTGCGAGCATCACCGACGCATGGGGCTGACGACCCTCTCTGCGGCCAAGCTAGCCGCCAGCAACAGAGGCTTGCGACGCTTAGGCGTTTGGGCCACGAAAAACGTATTCGGATCATAAAAAATGCCCCCGTTGGAATTAACCAGCGGGGGTTTTCTTTTATTCCTGATCTTCTTGGGCCTCTTTGTCCTTCATTTTTTGTCGGTAACGCTCATACCGTTTAGCAATGATCTCTCGCCTATGTCCGCCTTCCCATAGGCGGCGTAGATCGCTGCGTGTGTGGCGTTCGATCAATTCTGGGATGGCAAAGATCCGCTTTTTGACCTGATAATCATAAGACCCGACCATGCCGGCATCGACCCAGCCGCCGTCACGCAAGGCTCGTTTCATCATGGTGTGGCTGATCTTAATTCCCTCCGGCGCTTCTTTGTTAACCATTGCGAGGGTATCGCGCAGGGGTGTTCCGATAATACCGCGCTCAAAGGCACCGACACGCAATTGCACCTGGCTCAAGATCCAACTCTCCGCCGTGGTCATGTTGTACGAAATCAGGTCGTGCTTGAACTTGGTCATGGGCGGTGCAGCGCCGGGGTTGAAGGCTTGCACGTCACGGCTCCACAGCCACCTAGCCACAGCCTCGTAGCCGCCGGTTGCGTACCAGTCCCACATGCCCTTAGATTCGTGCTCGCTCATCCGGCCATTGTGAGACCAAACGCAAAACCAGCGCCGATCCTGATTTTCCAGTTTGATCGGCACGGCCTCATTAGAAAACGCCACCACCAATGAACGATTGAGCATTTCATAGGGATGCAGCCGCTTGCGGTGAACCGTGATCATGTCGGGCGGGGTCGCGATCACAGGCTTTAGCTTGTTGGCGAAAGCCCGACGCTCACGCGAATCAGGCTCCTTCAATTCGTTGATGATCAGCACCTCACTTTCGAGGTGATAGCCCCAGGCCGACGATAGGGTTTCATTGCTGGCAAGACCGCGATTGCGTAGATCGGGACCGCACACGGACCAAATAAAGGGCGCCCACATGGTGTCCTTACCGCATCCCTCGACGCCGCCGTGCAGACAGGCGTGATTGATTTTGCGTTGGGGGTTCTGGAGTTTGTACGCCATCATGTTCCAGATGTGATTGCGCTCATAATCATCAGGAACTAACGTCTCGCAATGATTAATCCAACGCTGAGGGTCAATCGTCTTTTCGGGGATCTCAGGACGCGTGTTCATCCAGCGATTTCCAAAGATCTCGCCGTTACGTGCCACCAAGACGCTTTCGCCAGGCGCGTAGGTGATGCCCGCAAGAATCTTCCCGTTCATGGCATTGCGGTTTTCGTCATAGCAAACCGACGCTTCAATTCGCCTATTATGGTGAATGCTGCGGCAGTTGAGATGTCGAAACAGGGAGTTGAACGTGCCGCGAGGGATTTCTCGCCTGTCCTGCATGTCGAAGAAGCTATCGTCTACAGAGATGTAGGCGAATCGTTCGTACCATTGATTCTTTTCGATCCGGTCAAGCTGTCTGCTTTCGACCTCTTCTAAGATGTTCTTTAGTCGCATCATGCTATCCTTTGCCAAACTCCAGCGCCAATTTCTTTGATAAGCCCGCGCTTAAACATTCCCTCAAGCGAGCGCTTTATGCCTTTGGTTACAGCCGACTGATTTTCGCCTTTGTCGGCCAGTTTTTTGATGTCGTGCTCACTTACTAACCCACCAGCAGCAAAGGCTTTAACGCACAAGGCATCATATTTGCTAAACCGCCCACTGCCTTCTGCCGCCTCTGGTGCAGCCGTATGCCGTGCGACAAGGGATGATATTTCGTCGCCGTCTTCGTCATGGCCTAGGACGGATCGGGTCATCTCAAAATAGAGATCATCAACCTTGTCGCCGTCCTTCATCTTGTGAACAGACACGCGAGCAATAGGGCGCTCCGGATCGGGGCGGAACACGCCAAGGATAAAATCAAGGTTGGCCGTGATGGCAGACGAGCCGCGTGGCCGCTCTGCCGCGCTGTGGCCTGTGTGGTGAACGACAATCACCGTGCAGTTAAACGCCGCCCTGATCTCGGTGTTGATCAGGCGCAGATAATCACCAATGTCACTGGACGAATTTTCATCACCGTTGAAGGTCTGGGACAGGGTGTCAATCACAACCAGTTTGGGACGCTCTGGCAAGGCAGCGATAGCCGCCTTCATGGCCGCGACCTCTTCAGCCGCTGATAGCAGCAGGGGCGTGATACAAATGTTGATGCTATCGTCAGGCACCAAGCCAAACTGATTGTGCCAAGCCACCAGACGCCGATAGATGCCGGCACCGCCCTCAGCCGCCAGATAGGCAATGGCGCCTTTCTTTGTGCGCTTGCCGGCCCAGTCCATTTCGTGGACCATGTGCATCGCAAGATCGATAGCGATAAAAGACTTGTACGTCCCCGACGCGCCAAAGATCATGCCCATGCTATCCTCTGGCACCAGACCCTTGACGACCCAGCGCACGTTGCGTGTTAGATCGCCCAAAGCCTCCATGCCCATAAACAAACCGCCTGGCGCTATCTCGGCGATGCGTTCCTCGCTCGGCGCATACTTTTGAGCCGAGGCCACCATGCGAGATAGGTCTTGGCCGAAACGTGCTTCCCAGCGGGCAAGATCCGCGCCGGTCTCTGGCCGTGCTGCCAGCATGAGGGAGCGAAGGTTATTGACCACCGCGCCCGGTGCCATGCCCGCTGCGATCATGCCGGACGACAGTTTCAGCAGGGCATCGTGGTAGGACCGCTCTTCTAGATTGGGCGTAATAAGACCGCGATAGAGATCGACCGCCGTTAGTTTGGTGTTCTCTAGATCCTTGGCCGCTGAGGGCGCTGCGCGGACGCCTGAGCGGATTTCTTCAAGGTCCAGACCGAATGTGGCCACAGCATCCGCAAGGCTGTAGGAGGCCGTCAGATCGGCCTGCAGAACCTTGGTGGCAAAGACGCCTGTGTCGCGCTGCTTGGTGTTGCTGCCGACTGGCAAGCGCCCATAACGAACGATGTTGTTCCCATTCGCATCCGCGCCGATCAGGTTGGCCGCAGCCATGCGCTGTAATACCAAATCAATCAGGCCTTGATCGCAAGCGTCCGGATCATCGCGGTCAATCAGTATGCCGACCTGATAGTTGCCGGGACTTGTCTCGATTGTATAGGACGGGTTGCCGTATAGGTCATTGGGCTGGGCGTCATCTGCCAGTAGGACGCAGAGGCGCACAAACGTATCTTTAGACCGACGGCGCTTGTCCGCCGCCATAAGGGACACGCAGAAGAAATTGTTGTCATTCACCCGCTTGTCGAGCAAGTTTTTCTGACCTGGCGATCCGGTCCAAGCATTGCCGCCCCAGACAGTCGGTTCCGACTTGTTGGGATCAGATGCGAAACTTGTCGTCCAGCCGTAATTGTCCTCTAACGCGCCATAGACGGCGCGAAGGAAATCTGAATTATTCATTGTGTGCCTTACGGGCGGGGGTGGCCTGACAGATCGTACACGTCTAAGGTTGGGCACATCTCAAGGATTGCGTCCCAATGTCGTTGGGGAATAACGCCGCCGGTCCCGCCTTGCTCGACGGGCGTGATCCATCGGCTAACAGCCGATTGGGTAAGGCCCAGCTTGGAAGCGGTGTAGGTTACGTCCCCTATTGTCGTGACGACATGATAGGCAGGCTGACACCGATATTTAATCTTAGCCATGAGATCCTCTTCTATGAAGCGCGAAGGCTGCCACAAAACGAAATTACAAGCAATCCACATTAATTGTAAAAATCATATTGCGTTTTTGTTTTTAATGGTGCTACCTAGCCGAACTCAAACGGAGCAAATCAAATGACCAACGATGACAACCTACAGGCCTTGGCAACTTTCTGGCTCGCAGCCAAGGGCGAAGAAGTAGCGGCAAACCAGCGCCGCTTAGAGATCGAAGAGCAGATCGTCCAAGCTATCAAGCCCAACAAGGACGGCAAGTCCACCTTCAAGCTGGAGAACGGCCTGAAGATTTGCATTACCCTCAAGACCAACTTTAAGGCCGACGACATGGCCGCTCTTGAGGCCCTGACCGCAGACTGGCCTGAGAAGCTCCAGGTCGTGCGAATCAAAAAAGAAATCAACGAGACGAAACTAAAGGATCTGCGGGAATACCGCGCAGACCTTTGGAAGAACCTCGCCAAGCACATCACGTCCAAGGCCGCGAAGCCTTACGTTCAGGTCGAAACAGGAGAAGACAAATAATGGCTTTCGATCTCAAAAGCATTAGCCGCAACGATACGGTTCTGTCGCCTAGGATCATGATCTATGGCGTTGAGGGTATCGGCAAATCCACCTTCGCCGCTGGCGCCCCCGATCCGATCTTCATCCTCACGGAGGACGGTCTCGGCTCACTGGACGTCGAGCATTTCCCGATCGCGCATTCTTTGGATAACGTCATGGACGCGATCGGTACCTTGTACGCTGAGGAGCATCCCTATAAGACCGTCGTCCTTGACAGTTTGGATTGGCTCGAAGCGATTATCCATCGCGAGATGGAAGAAAAGCACGACGCCAAGGATCTCGCCTACGGCAAGGGCGCAATGATCGCCGCCCAAAAGTGGCGCGAGGTTCTGGACGGACTGAACGCGCTGCGGAACGACAAGAAGATGATTGTCATCCTGCTAGCGCACAACACCATTAAGCGGTTCGACAGCCCAGAGGTCGAGCCGTTTGATCGCTACCAACCAAAGCTGCAAGAGCGCAGCAGCGCGGTAGTGCGAGAGTGGGCGGACGCCGTTATGTTCGCCAACTACAAGACCATCGTCAAGAAAGACGACGTTGGCTTTAATAAGACCGTAGCCAGGGGCATCTCCAGCGGTGAGCGTATGCTGTTCACCACTGAGCGCCCTGCCTACATGGCTAAGAATCGCTACAATCTGCCCGACAGCATTCCGCTGTCTTGGGACGCCTTTGCAAACGCAATCAAATAGGAACTGAAAACATGGCTACCATCGACTTTGACGTTTCGTCATACGAAGCCCCAAAGAGCAACTTCGATCCCCTGCCGCGTGGCGAATATCTTGCCATCGTGACCGAGAACCAGATGAAGGCCACCAAGTCCGGCACTGGTGAATATCTCGAACTGGTCATTCAGATCGTGGATGGCGAATATTCGGGCCGCAAGATCTGGGAGCGCTTGAATATCCATAACGCCAACGAGGTCGCGGAGAACATCGCCCGCGCCGCGTTGAAGTCTTTGGGCCTTGCCTGTGGCATTGAGGCGTTGACCGATACGGACATGCTGAACGATACGCCGTTCATTATCGTTTTGGACATCGACCGCAAAGACCCCACACGCAACCGCGTTATGGGCTACAAGCCCGCAGGAAGCGCGTCAGCGCCCGCTGCGCGTCCTGCCGCTACCAAGGCAGCGCCAGCCGCTGCCAAGCCTTGGGAGCGTAAGTAAGTGACCAAGCCCGATCAGACGACCGCCACCGCCATAACGGCATGGTACGAAGCCAAGCCACAAGACTTCCGCGACCATCTGGGCGCGTCCCTGATCGGGCACTCTTGCAATAGGTATTTATGGCTCACCTTCCGGTGGGCCGTAATGCCCAAATTTGAAGGGCGCATGTTGCGCCTGTTTAATACCGGCAATCGTGAGGAAGTTCGCATTGCCGAGGAACTGCGCGGCATAGGCGTAGAGCTTTATACGGACGAAGACGGCAAGCAGATCACTGTCCGCGACGAATCTGGCCATTTTGGCGGATCGGTCGATGGCATTGGCCGGGGCTTTCCAGAATATCCTGACGATTGGATGGTCCTTGAGTGCAAGACCATGAACGATAAGACGTTCGGAAAGCTAAAGGACTGGTCGGTCGAGAGCCAGAAGCCGCAGCATTACGCGCAGATGCAGACGTATATGGGTTTTCTAAAGCTATCCTATTCCATGTACATCGCCGTCAACAAGAACACAGACGCCATCTACACCGAGGTCGTGCCATTCAATTCAGGCGCGTTCAGATCGTTGTTGGAGCGGGCGCGTACTATTGTTGATGCCAAGCAGGCCCCGCTCAAACTGAGCGAAGATCCGTCCTACTGGGAATGCAAATTCTGCGATATGTACGACCTGTGCCATCAAGAGGCCCAGGCCGAGATCAACTGCCGCACATGCGCTCACTCTACGCCCGTGGCTGACGGCAAATGGCGCTGCGAACTGGCGGACAAATTCATCACGTCAGCGGAACAGCGCAAGGGCTGCGACCAGCACCTTCTGATTCCAGACTTTGTGCCCAATGCCGATCCGATTGACGCTGGCGTCAACTTCATTGAGTACAAGCACCGCGAGACGGGCGAGACGTTCATACATGGCTCAAAGGCCATGCCGCCTAAGCAGAGCATGGCACAGCGCAAACAGGCCATGAAAGGCCGAGGGTCCAACAACGGACTGCCATTTAACGACGAGGTGCCGTTTTGAGAAATCTTTCATGCGTTAGCGCAGACTTTTATGCTTTGCACAGTTTGCCCGTCAAAGATTTTCCCCACGCTCACACTTGGATCGTCACGGTCTATTGGCCGTCTGAGCCGTGGCGTGATGCTAGGGATGTCAGGAAAAGTCTTAATGGCCTTTTGAGCCTTATGCGAGGTGAATATCTTCCGGGGCTTACCCAAGAAATGATCGCGCAAAAAGCCCTACAATTAGATGGAATTGTAAAATCCGTTGTGTGGAGGCAGGACGACAGCATGGGCTGCGAGGCTTGGAAATGACGATTTGCTATCATGGCCTGCCGATTACGCCTAATGCGGTGTTTCTGACGCTTGCCGGAAAATGCTTTTGCGTAAGCCACGGAACAACAGCCAGATCTCAAGTCGGTCAAGCACATCAAATCGGATCAAGCGTCATGCTTGACAATGGCGCGTTTTCAAAATGGAGATCGGGCGGAACAACTGATTGGCCAGCTTTTTATGCCTGGTGTGATCCTTGGTTGGATTTTCCCACCACATGGGCGGTTATTCCGGATGTGATCGACGCTGGCACTCAAGAGCAAGATGCTTTGCTTAGGGAGTGGCCATTTGGCCACAAGGGCGCTCCAGTTTGGCATATGGACGAACCCATCAGCCGCCTTATTCGCCTCACTGAAGAATGGCCAAAGGTCTGTATTGGCTCTACGTCAGAGTACGCGGTTATCTTTTCGGATGCTTGGACCTCACGGATGGATGCAGCTTGGAATGAAATATCTCGCCATCATAAGCGCACCCCCAATGTTCACATGCTGCGCGGACTAGATGTTGTGGCCAAGGCTCAATATCCATTTGCTAGCGCCGACAGTTCGGACGTGGGCAGGAACCACAATCTTCCGCACAAGAATGCAAGGCAAATGGCGGATAGATGGGATTCTGCCAATTCACCGGCCCGTTGGGTCATTAAAGAAATTCAGCCAGATATGTTTGGATAGATTATGCCCATCATAGGAATTGACCCCGGTCTTGGCGGCGCTTTGGCGCTTTTGTACAACAACGACCTAGAGATTTACGACATGCCGACCATTCAGGACGGCACCAAGCGTCGGGTCGATCACGCCCAACTGGCCATCATCTTGGACCTATGGGCCAAGCATCAGGGCATTACGTGCGTCATTGAGAAGGTCGCGTCCATGCCGGGGAACGGCCATGCCGGTGCGTTCACTTTTGGCCGCGCTGCTGGTGTCGTGATTGGGGCCGTGGCGGCTAACTTTATCCCTATCGTGGAAGTGCCGCCGCAGGTGTGGAAGCGCAAGACGCAGACGCCGACCGATAAGGACGGGGCCAGGCTGCGGGCTTCAGAGATCTTCCCGCGCTATGCGGGGCAGTGGGCCAGGGTGAAGGACGATGGGCGGGCCGAGGCCGCGCTCATCGCCTATTATGGACGTGAATTTAGCTGTTAAGTCCAGAGCGCACGAAAGCGCCGATCAGAGCCGTGAAGATCATTTGCGCGGCTTGGATCGGCGTTGCGTCGCCAACGGCATAAGCGGCGACAGCCGTGATGATGGCGACGCCAGCGGTGATGTAGGTTTTCTTGCCTTTAAGCATTTCAATTCTCCTTGGGTGGGTCGGGATAGACGGACGGCGCAAGTTGGATGTGCGGTGCGTCCTTGAAAGTCTTCCAGTCGTAGCCGAACTCGACCTTGACGCCAACATCCTTAGCGGCCTGCCTGAAGGCCAAGATCAGCCGATCATACAAAGGCCAGTCCCAGCGGATAGAACCCGCCACAAGCGGCGCTACGTCGATGGCGAAGCCATGCAGGTGCCGAGACTTCATGGTCTTGGACGCACCAGACGCAAACAGCTCCTGCTGACGCTTGATGGTACGCAAGCCCTCGACGATCACGAAGTCGAGCGGCGAGATCTCAAGCGCCCGCATGACGACCTTGACCAGATCCGGATGGACGCCGGTCAGGTTGAGGCTGGAGCGCTGGCTTAGGTGGTAGGTCATCAGTTCATCTTCAGTACGATGCTAAGAAGCAGCATGATGATAGCGCCGGCAATAGCAATGCCCATGCCCTCAATTCGCTTCAACCTGGCGCAAATGCCTTCGTAGCGCAGGGCGCATACTGCTTCGTGCGTATCCAACCTAGCACCGGGGTCTTTCTCTTCGGCCATTAAACTCACTCACTGGGCTAAAGCGTTACTATTAGATGGGGAATTAAGATTTACAACCCCCCGCGTTGCAAAACGAGACATCGCGTTTGACGAAGGGACAGCGGCACGTTGACCACCGCGCATCAGCGCAGCGACGCGAGCGGCATTGGCTGCGGCTAACCTGTTGGCTGCCGCTTTTGATCCTAGAGTTGCTGCCGCGCCCAGCGCCGCAGGCACGCCGCCGCCCGCAGCGCCACCAGCAAGATAGGCTGCTGACTTTATCGCGCCGGGGACGTTAGCGCCGGGGGCAAAAGAACCGATGAACTGAAGCATGTCCACGCCGCCTTTGCCTTTGGCGACATCTTCAACGGCTTTGCGTTCTGCGTCAGAAAACCCGCGCATACGAGTTTTGCTTTTAGCCAACTTTATAAATTCGTCTTGAAGCGCTGTTGCTGGATCGGATTTAGATAAACTAGCTTGTTTAATAATTTCTTCTATGGTGTCGCTTTTGCTCATTTGAGACCACAGTTTGCGAGCCTCGTTGATGGCTGGAATTGCGACTTCAGGTTTGCCAGAAACAACATTTTTGTTGTTAGAGACAAAATCATCCAATTTGTTTTTTATGGTATTGATCAAGCGCAATTCGCCTGCGTCCGAACTGGGCTTAGACGCCGCTTGATTAACCACCAATCGAAGCGTAGCTAAATCTTTGAACGATTTAATGGGCTTCTCAATGTCAGAAACCAACCGTTTTACTGCCGCCGAAGTGTTAGGGTGCAAGTCAACGTCAAAGCCCTTGTCGCGCAAAGTTTTTTGAACGTCGTCCACAAAACCACTATACGCCGAAGGAGAAAACACGACACCGGCGTCTTCGGCCTTATTGTACGCGGTTTGCGCCAAAGCCTTTAGCTCATCACCCGTCTTGGCAATAATCGGCGCGGTTTTTTCCGCCAGCATTCCTAAGCCTCTGCCGACAACTTGACCACCAACGGCGCCTAGCGCGTTGATGCCGACGTCCTGTGCTACGGTTTTTGCCGTAGCAAGTGGTGATACTGGTTTTTTAGGTGCCAACGCATTTTTAGCAATATCGTAGACTTGACCGCCGATGCCTGCACCCAAGCCTACGCCAGCGGCTTCAGTGGCAATGCCGCCCAAGCCTGCGGTAGGCACAGACGCGGCTAAAGCGGCGGGAGCCGCAACAAGACCACCAAGAACGCCACCACCTAACGTCGCCAGTTCGCGGCCACGCGGGCCGGATAGATAGTCCACCACGGCGTTGCGTCGGGCGGCGGGAATCTCGCTTGCCGCAGGTTCGGGCGCAGCAACAGGCTCTTCTGTTGCGGTCATTTCTTCTTGACGCTTAAGTTTATAGGCTTCGCCTATCTTATTAAATTCGGGCGTGCCTTCTTTGTCTTTGTTTTTGACAATCCATTCGGCGTATTGCGCGGCAGTTGCCATGCCTATTTCCTTCCGCGATTAAGGATGGCGTCGGCCTCATCGTAAAGTTTTGCGTTAGGCGACGCCGCAGCAGCCGCAGGCTGGGTACCAGACCTAGATTTTAAAACGGCTTCGTACCAAGCGTCATAGTGTTGCTTAATTTTTTTAATCGACTTTTTAAGCTCTGCCTCTGACAAGCCTTGATCTAAACTGGCAACCGTTGACTGCAATGCAATAAGCTCTTTTACCGCAACTTGACCAAGTGCGCCGCCAGTGGGCGACGCATCGCGCATTTTTTGAAGTTCATCAAAACCAAGGTTTGCTTTGATGGTTTCCAACTTTCCGGCCAAGTCTCTAGCTTTTGTGCCACCAACACGCGCTGCAACCCCACCAATAACGCCTGTCGTGGTTGGGCTAATTAAATCTTCAGCCTCTGTTAGCGCTCCGCGAATGCGCGAAATCTTTTCGTCTTGCGCTGCGGCCACTGCTGAAAGGTCCGGCGCGGGCTTACCGGGCTTCCCCGGTTTACCAGCAGCAGGCGCAGCGCCGCCGCCCGCAGCCGCCCGGGCAGGCGCAGCAGCAGGACGAGCGGCGCGGGTAGCCTCCATGCGCTGACCAATCATGCCTTGAACTTGAAGCTGTGTGGCGCGGTTAGCTTCAGCATTAACGGCATCTTGAGCGCCTTTTAGCCCAAGTTGCGCTTTCTGAAGAAGGTCTGCAAATGCAGCGGGGTCGTTCGCTGCTGCGGCTATCTGCGCCCGTGATTGTTCGGGCGTGACGCCAATCCTGTCAAAGTATTCTTTTAGTGTTGGGTCGCTATGGTTTTGTTCGTGCCACTGCATAAACTGTTCAGGCGTCCGTACACCCTCAAGCCGAAACCGCGCATTGTCCATCGCGGAACTTACATTGGCGTTAAAATCTTTGGTTATGTTTTGACGCTTACCTTGCGCTTCCAAATCGGCGCTTTGCATACCGAGGATTTTACCCCCCAAGCCAAGCTGCGCCGCGCCCTCCATCACCCGACGCATATCAACTTGTCCAGTTTTGGGGTCGTACGACTGCGCGTACAGCTTGTTTACCGCTTGATCTTCTAGCGCTGTCCGTTGCGCCAGCGCGTTTTGGCTTTCGGCGTTTCGCATAGCCAAGGCATTGGACTGCACTTGCTGACGACGCGCTTGTGTCTCTAGCGGATCGTTTAGCTGAATGGGCTTAAACGCAAGGGCGATGTTAGGATCAAGAGCCATGTGTAGCTACCTACTAAAACGGTGTTTTCGCCGCTATGGCGTTCCATGAATTGGTAAGGTTAGGGTTGGTCGGCCCATAATTCCCGCCGTACATGCCTGTGTATTGGTTTACCGCCGTGCCCAGTGCGCTCGTCAAGGCGTTAGCTTGACCCATATAGCCCGACGCACGCGCATTCCCCGCGCCTAACGCATTCTCCGCTAATCCAGAACCCAAGCCGCCAGCGGCCTGCGTCAGCACGTTAGCGCCGGTCTGGCCTGCGCCCATCAGGCTCTGCAACGGCTGAAGTTGATTAGCGCGGTTGGTCTGGTAGCGGTTGAATGCGTTCATGTACTCTTGGCTACCCATTTCTTGGCCGTAACGCTGTGCGGCCTTCATAGCGCCACCAGAGAGCAGTCCACCGCGAGCAGCGGCTGTGCGATCAAGCGCCTTGTTGCCTTCGGCCAAACGGAAGGCATAGCCGGGGTCCGCCGTGAAATCCTGCATACCAAAGTCACCGGCATACTTGCCGTAGCCCGCTTCGCTAGGTGATCCCGACAAACCAAGATATTGCATCAGCCGGTTCTGGGCGGTGAGGCCAGCCTCACGAAACGGCGCTTGCAGTTCAACTTGCTTGTCAAACATCTCGCGCTGAAGCGCGGCGGACTGATCAGCGGCTTGCGTCTGTGCTTTTGCGGCCTTGCTGGCCGCAGACATGCCTACAGCGCCGCTGATGAGAGACGAACCGATAATGGCGGCGGCTACGAAAGTCATGAAAGCACCTCGACAGGCTGGATCTTCAGCTTGTTGCTATGTCCAAACATAGCATCTGGATCAATTTCTACCAATTCGTTTTCTGCGTCGTCTACGGTGGCGGCATCCGTGCAGTGGAAAGTGACGCACAGGGCGTCTGTGACCGCGTAGACGGCCCTCTTTGTGCCAGGCTTACTACAGATCAGCCGAGGCCCTGTGACCTCCTCTGCGCCGTTGTCCGTCGTGATTAGGACCGTACCGTGGACCACATAGTAGAAGTGTTCTTTCTTGTGGACCTTACCAACGATTAGCGCCCCCGCCACGCGAAAGACCTCACGGCAGTACATCCCGCCGTGGAACGTGTGCTTGGTCTCAGGCTCGTATTGCTTGAACTTGGAAATGGCTTTCTGGAGCGCCTCGACCTTGCCGCGCATGTTGCGCGGGTTGGGTATGGTGAACTCGTATTGAGCCACGTCCACTAGCTAATCTCCCGCCCGCTGGCGCGGATGTTGATGGCCGAGGCTGTGCCCGCCAGTGTCGAGATGAACCCGCCCGCCTCTAGAGCCGCACCGACGATCTCAGGGAAGGTGTAGGATTCCCCGGCTTGAAGCGTCTTGGTCTTGACGATTAGGTTGTTGCTGCCCGCCGTGCTTGCGCCCGTGACCAGGTTGACGCTTATTGTGGCCGCAGCGGCGCTGTAGTTCGTGGCGGTCATCTTGTCGATGATCGCCGTGACGCCCGTCGCGGTGTACTGTGTGGTTTGAGCGGCCTCCGCGATCTTGGCCGGAACTAGGACTTTTACGTTGACGGTCATGGTGGCTCCTACGCGATGACTTCTTCGGCCTGAACCAGAAACGACCCGCTGGGCAGATCGTAAGCTGAGGCGCTGAAGTTGAACAGGCGGACAATGGCGGTGTTAGCCGCGCTGTAGCGCGTGGTCATCATCATTGGCTCCGTCGTAACGCCGATGAAATTAGACGACAAAAGCCAGTTGCCCGTATCCAAGCCCGGAACCGTGACAGGATAGTCAGCCGCGCCGGCTGCGGCGATGCTGGCGGGGTTGACGGCAGAACGTCCTTCAATGCGGCGTCCGCGAAAAAATATCAGTGTGGCACCCAACATGTTGTAAGGGCCAACACGATTGTTTACACAATCATTATCAACAACATTCAGGCCCACAATTGACGAATTTTCAGCGCCAATCCCGTAACCTTGCGTACCGGACGCGCCGTTCTGGTCAAAGCAGCGGTTGTTTGAGATCAGAGAATAGCTGCCGTTAAACGTAGCATTACCCGCCGGAATTTGGATGCCGCGTGTCGTGTACTGCGCGGGGTTCCCGGTCAAGGTTGCCCAGTACTGACCGTTATCGTAAACGATATTTCCAGAGCAGGTGCCGCCGCGAGCGCCAAAGCTAATGCCATTTCCAGCGTTATAATAAGAAATGTTGTTCAAGCACTCTTCGTAAAAGCCCCATAGCTCAAACCCGCTATTGACGGTGTTGTCCGTGTCTGGGCCGATGTAGGTGTTGACGTAAGGCGTTCCCGCTATGGTGCAGTAGCCTAGTCGAGTTACGATATTGTTGGAGTAGACGTTCTTACCGACGTTAACGGCCTGCTCAGAAACAAAAGCCGCGCCGTAGATGACATTGCGGACGACGTTGCCAAAGATATTGGAGTGCCGCAGCGTCAAATTGCAGCCGCCGCCCTGAATATAATTGTGGCTGATCTCAACGTTTTCGCCAACCAATGTGGTGCCAGAACAGGTGATCGCCACGACTTGAGCGCCGCCGTAGCGGGCCGGGGCCACTGAACCTGGCACTGCAGGGAATGAAGCAGTAACCGTCCCATAGTAGCCGCGCCCGTTGGTCGAGAACACAACGGTTGTTGGGTCAACCGCGCCTGCGCCTGTAGTGCTATATGTAAACGCCGCCTGAACGCCACCGGCGCCGGGGGGCGCTGAAATGGTGCCGACAAGGCCGGTGGTGTTGATGGGTCCGCCAGACCCCGCCAAAAAGCCTGCGCTTACGGATGTGTCAATCCACGCTCCGACGTGTTGGTCTAGCAGGAACACGTTGCTGCGAATGATGTAATACTGCATCGAATTGCAGCCAACGGCGAACTGATCGACGTTGATGAATGTGTTGTTTTCAATCCGTGCATAGTCGCAACCAAAGAAATTGATTAGGCTGTTTTTGGTGCCAACCAGCGACCCGCCGTCAATCGTCAGGTTTTCCACCACAATATTGTTTGCATAGGTGGCGTTGATCATACCGGTGCCAGCCAGCGCCGCACCCAGCTTCAGAATTGACGTTGCGCGGTTCTCACCGATCAGTTGCTTTCCGGCAGTCAGCGTCACGCCGGTGATTTTAAACGTGCCAGCGGGAATATAAACGACACCCGTCGAGTTTGTGATTGCCCGTTGCACCGCGAGCGTGTCGTCAGCAACGCCGTCACCGACCGCGCCGTAATCCTTGATGTTTACGATTTGGCGCAGTTTCGCACCAACCGTAGTCGTTGTGGCGGAAGCTCCGGTACCCTTGTGGCCGATCAGATCAGAGCCATTGCTGGCCGCATACACCACGCCCACCGCAGTGACGGATGCCGCGATGATGGATGCCGTGCTGTCTGGGAAGGGGCCGAGGCTAATGTTGTCCACGGTCCATATCTCAACGTCGTCTGCCGTGGTGAGTTTGAACTTATAGGATTGCGTGCCCAGCCAGATGGAGGCTTCACCGCGAGAGTCCAAGATAACTGGGTTGGGGTTGTTAACCGCAGCCGTGCTATCGGCAAAGGTCGCAAGCGGCGTTGTTGTGCCCGCAGCGTAGGTGTAGATCTTTCCGCCAGCTAGCGGTTCGCCCGCAGTGCTGAAGAACTGGAGCTTAGGTTCTGGAGTAAGATAAGCAGCCATTTGAAGACCTTTATGCGGAGATGTTGCTGGTAACGGTAAGGATGGCAGACGGAATAGCCGGAACAGGCGCAGTAGCTGCGACAGCAACAATTTGACAGCCCGTATCATCCGTTGACCATACCAATTCGAAATAGTCGCCTGCGTTCATGTTTAGCACAAAGTTTGACGTAGCGACAGATGCTGCACTAGTGCCTGCAAGTGTAACCTGTCTTGCGCTGTTGGCGATGTCCGCACCGTTTAGGCGAAGCCAAACCCAGACACTTTTTGCCGCTGCTGTTGTCTTGTTTAGTTGCAGCGAAAACGCAACATTGTAGACCGCTGGACGGTCCACATAGATGCGCGATGTCGGGGTGCCACGGTTGGCCCCGACAGAGGTATCCGTAAAGCCAAAGGTAATTGGGTAGGCCGTGTTAATGGCCGCAGCGGTTTGGGTTGTGCTGTCACGAAACGCGCCATAGACGTAGCGAGCCAGTTGCGGCGTATAGACCGGGGCCACGCCAAGCGCCTCTATGGACTTGGCTGTCTCGGCCAACTGAGAAACGCTGAAGACTTCAGACGAAGGTGAGATTTGCAGAAACTGCGTGATATCGTCCGTCGAGCCGTCACCAAGCAAGGTGAACAGGTTGTTGAAGAACCTGAACCACTCACGCGAAATTAAGCCCGTGCGCTCGTCGATGATAGGAACGCGAGGGGCGGGGATGTTGGTGACGTTAGCCATTGGTCGGGCTGACCTGTAACTCAGCGCCCATAATAGCAATCTTAACCGGATCGGTGCCGGTGATTTCGTACACGCGGTCGCGTAGCTTGACCGTCATGCCAAGCCTGCGCCATATCGTGCGGTAGCCGTACTGGCCGATCTTGCCCATCGAACGCCAGTGTTCGCTGGACCATGTGTGACCGCCGTCGTCAGACCAGCGCAGCGTGACCTGTGGGTCAAAGCCAACCGTGCCGACAAAATCCGATACAAGATAGTCGCCTGCTTCCGTGATCAAAAAGTCGTTGGCTTGCGTCATCAAGTAGAACGTGTCGTTAGGGTCAATGCCGTTCAAGCCAACACCCGTCTCGCAATCGAGTTGCAGGGCATGGTGCGCGGTGCGCTTGAGGTCGTTTTGGCCGGTCGGCAGCGCCCGCCACAGACGCATCCAACGCTGTGTAGCGCCATTGTCGTCGTAGACGTCTAGATCGAAGGCGTAGACGTTGCCGTTCTCAAAGTCGCCAATAGCAATCTCGTTATTGAAGACCATTTGGCAGTTGCCACGGTGACGGTCAAAAGCATCGTTAATCCAACTAGCCCGCTCGTGCCAAGCGCCTGTAGCAACGTCAAAGACCCATGTCGTCTTGGCGGTCGGGAAGACCAGCACATAGAAGGCGTGGCCGTCCTGCTGATAGGTGTAGCCGATAGCGTCGCTGATGTCGGTGTACTGCTGGATTTGCCACTCGACACCGTGGGTGCTGACGCGCTGTCCGGTGTAGCCGTTGGCGCGGTAGACGATACCGCGACCTCTGGCGTCTGAGCCTAGCCAAAACAGGCCGTTGTCTAGCTTGGCGACCGAATAGGGTGCCGCGCAGCCGATCTCGTTGAACGCGCCCTGGATGCGTGTGAAGGGGAAGTCCGCGCCGCCGGAGTCGTACCAGACCTCAATGGAGTTGGTGCCAAAAAGCCACAGTTCGCGGTGGTCAACAATGATGGATGACAGGCCGTCTGGCGAGCCTTCAGCGCTGGCGAAGTCGAGCGCGTCGATGTCCGTGCCGTCAAAGATCGCCGTAATCCAAAACCGCTGGCTGTCAGGCTCGTTGAACACGAAATAGCCATCAAGATAGCTAACCGTGATTGCGCCGGGGAAGTCAGGATCGGTGATCTGTTGAAAGACCCCCGTGGTCATGTTGTAGATGAAGCCGTCAGGATTGCAGGCAATGAAGATCTGGATGCCGTTGTCGGCCATAGAGACCGGCCCCGTGCCCGTCACGTCGCCTAGCTTGGTGGCCGTCCACGTTGAATCAACGCGATAGAGTTCCGTGCCCGACACGACGTAGCCGTAAGTCGTTGTTTGCCACATGCCTCGGACGGGTCCGGTTCCGCAGGTCGTCAGCAGCCGAAGACCTGGCGTTCTGCTTAGGAACGCAGGCTCAAGACCGCCCTCAGGAACGATTTCCGGAAACAGATTGACCATGCGGCTGTCCGCAGCGTTTACGCTGCGGGCCACATAGGTCGATCCGAGGATAGGCGTTTTCATGGGGCAGGGTCCGGTGAAACGGGCATGAAGCCTTGATCTTCATAACCCAATTCAGGCGCAGCTAGAGGGACGGCAGCTGAAAGATCAGCCAACGATGCGTCAGTTAGCCCAACCAGCTCTAACGGCAACGCCGCAGGCTTGCCGATGTTCTCGCCGGTTGATAGGGTTTTTCGTTGGTACAGCATTTTAAATTCCTAAACGGGGCCGATGGGGGTGTAGCCTGGGGCGGAATAAATATTGTTGGAGATGGTAGCGGAACACACGCTAGCGGCGGCTGACGAAACTATTGGAACCCAAGCCGTAGCACTACTTGGTATGTAAGTTGTGGTGTTTACAGCACTGCCTATTACCACATTGTTTTTTAAAACCGTTAAAGTAGAAGATGAAGGGGTTAAATCTAGTTTAAAACCAATAATATCACCTAGTGTGGAGGTTATGCCCGTAGCTAATATTATGTTTCCCCCAAATCCTCCTAAAATGTTTCCATTACCTGTGGAATAGGCTACGGTATTGTTGATTACTCCTACTCGATTTGTAGTGTTACACACAAAAGTAGAAATACCAAAACCCACAAGAGTAACACTTATACTTCCAATAGTAAATTCCCAGTACCACGCACTTGTTCCGCCCGTAGTGGTTACGGAATTGCCTTTTGCTGAACCAATAGTTGAAGTGGGAAGAGTGGCTGTCGTGTTACTATTAGAAAACGTAGTCCCAGACGTGGCTGTGGCTGTATCAAATTTTAAACCAATCACCCCAGCCGCCCCCTTCTTATTCCCGCTCATATCCTGCGAGACCATACCAATAGGCCCGTAAGGGGCCTGCCGGTTCATCATTTTTTGGCCTAGCATGGTGGGGGCGTTTTGCATTAGTAGGCGTAGCCTTCGATACGGAACACGATGCCGGTATTAGTCACACCGATAGCAACCCATACGCTTTCTGTACTGGAAAGGATAAACGGCGCTGCGTCGGTGTAACCAAAATCAATGGCAGTTTGAGCGGTCGTCGCTGCGACCGTGTAAGCCGCCATAAGAACCGACTTGATAAACCGCTTAGTCGTGCCGCCGTCAGACGAGACGTACAGTTGAAGTTCGGTTGCTGTCACCGTAGCCCGCGCCAGTGCGGTGATCTTCTGGATACGCGCACCGTTGGTCTGGGCGGCGAGAAGCTGCACTGAGTTGGTCGGGGTATCGGTGTAGGTCGTGTTTGCCGTGGTCGCAACGGCAGTCGATGCGATAGGCGTCTGAGGTGTAACAATTGAGTTTGGCGTGACGGCCATGATTTAGCTCCTAAAGTGCCGCCGCAATGGCGAAAACGGTTGCGAGTGAAACGAGAGGCACCGTCAGCCCCGAAAGCGAAGTGATGTCAGAGTTAGCGCCGGATGCAGCCGCACCGATTGTTGCGCGTCCGCCCGCTGCGGTGCTGGCGTTCAAGCCGCCGTTAGCAAGAGGCAAGAGGCCCGTTACGCCCGTGGTGAGGGGCAAGCCCGTCACGTTGGTCATAACGCCGCTGGCGGGCGTCCCAAGGGCAGGAGTGACCAACGTAGGCGATGTGAACGTGCCGCCGGTAAACGTGCCGCCCGTAAACGTCGCAGCCGTAAACAGCAGCGTGTTGGATAGTTGCTTGGTTACGCCGCCCTGAACCATGACAAACTTGTCCGTGCCTGCGGTGGTTGTGGCGGCGGGTAGCTCGCTGATTTTAACATTAGCCATAATCAGTAGTTCCCTGCGAAAATGTTGAACCGCTGGCGAGTACCGACGATGCTGTACGGCAGCGACATGATGTCGTCAGGATTGTTGATACGCTTGATGTTGCGCTTGGACGTCATGGCGATCCGCGACACTTGCGGCGATGGCTCAACGCCAAACTCAGCCGCGATCTCGCAGGCCAAGTTGTAGCGGAACGCTCGTAGGTAGCCTGGCGGAAAGGACAGTTCGGTAAACAGCGTGGCGGGCTGGTCTAGTTCCGTGACCGAGATGAAGTGCCATTCCAGCGTCTTGGTAGGCACGGGATAGACGTACATGTCGATGTTTGGATAGTCCATGTTCAGCCAAATGACCTGCGGATAGGTGCTGGTCACGGTCTTGACGGCGATGCCGTCGTACTGCTGCTGATTGATGATCTTGATGCCGTAGGAGATTCCGCTGGCGGGGTCTTTGAAATAGGTAGAGTCATCAAGCTGGACAGGGCGGTTGCCCGCAAAATCGCCCGTAGGGCCAAGCGTTCGGCTAATAAGCCCCGGTGCCCACGAAAAAACTTGGTCTTGGGTTGAGAAGACCGACAGACGCTCAGTGTTCCACGAATCAATCATCTGGTTCATGGCGGCAAGGGCGTCTTCAGACGTAGCAGCAGAAGGGGCTTCACCTTCAGCAAGCATACCGATCAGCCGCAAAGCGCCGTTTATCAGTTCGCCTGCCGTGGTCATATTAGGCCCCTGCGTTTAGCGGAGGTCGTCCGCGTCTCTTCACTTCTAGACTATTAGCAGAAACTTCGGGTTCGATAAAGGCTTCTGGATCGTACTCCACCCAGCCCAGCGCTTTGTCGTGTTCAACTTCCATATCAAGGCTAGCAATTTTGGTTCCGTGAACCGGATGCCGAAGGTAGGTTTGCATGGGAATCCCATAAAAGACAAAATGCCCTACGCCACAATGACGTAGGGCAAATTTGTTTTAGGCGACGCGGTACAGCGTGTAGGCAGCGTCGGCGGTCTTGTAAGCAAGAACCTGGGCCGAGCTTGTGATGGCTACGGTGGCTGAACCAACAAGGGTCCAGCCGGTGCCAGCAACAATCGTCAGAGCGCCGGACGAAGTGCCGAGGTTGACGATAGACAGGTTAAACGTGCTGCCGATCTTAGCGTTAGTCAAAAGCGCGTCAACCGAAGCAGCGGTAGGCAGCGTGTAGGACGCAGCCGTGGTGCTTGGGTTGGCAACCAGCATACCGCCAGTGATTTGGGCGGCAGTCAGGGTTGCGGTTGCGGTTGCGGTTTGCGGATCGGACTGCTCACCGAGGAAGATCTCGTTGCGATTGCCGTCACCGATTTGGTACCCACCACCAACTGAAGGAAGTGCCATGATAATTCTCCAAGAAAAAGAGGATTACGCCCCGGCCTAAGCCGAGGCGCAAAGATTAGCCCCAGATGCGAGCGGCCATTGCGGGACGGATGGCAGAGTAGCCATACAGCACGTCAATACGGCAAGGCATACGGTCGTTGTTGATGTCGTACTGACGGACAACGCGGAGCGAGATACCGTTGTGGACAGCGCGAGAAGCCATGTCCACGCC